GACGGGCCGCATTACGAACTCAACCGGAAATTCTATCCTTGAATCCACTCTTACTGGCTCCCCTCCTCGAGGTCGGAAAGTCACTCATTGACCGGCTGATCCCTGACGCTGATGCACGCCGCCAGGCCGAAGCTGACTTTCTGCGCATGGCGATGGAAGGCGAGCTGAAGCAGACAATCGCCCAGCTCGAAATCAACGCCCGCGAGGCTGCGCATCCCAGCGTATTCGTCGCCGGGTGGCGGCCGTTCTTCGGCTGGGTCGGAGGATCTGCGTTTGCATATGTCGGTCTGCTCCAGCCACTGCTGACTTGGGTGGCGCAGGTGAATGGGGTGCCCTCCCCTCCCGATATTGATACTGAATTCCTCTGGGTTGTGGTCTCTGGATTGCTCGGAATAGGGGGGCTGCGCACCTACGAGAAGAGGGCAGGGGTCACCCGCTGATGGCAGCGCAACCCTTACCTGGGCGAATCATCGCCGAGGCTGTCGCCGCCTTCGAGCAGAGCGACTACAACACAGCCCGCGCGGCTGAGCTGTTGGGCATCTCTCGCTCGACCCTTCAGAACCGCCTGCGCGTAGCACGCGATCGCCAGCTTCTGCCAGAGCGTCCGGCAGAGGGACTGTTCGTTCAGAAACAGCCCGAGACCGAAGAGTCAATCGAGGAGCTGCTGCAGCGCAAAAAGGCGCACATGACGCGCGCGCTTGATCACGAGACATGGGCAAAGCTGATTCCCGTAACCGTCAGCGGCAAGAAACCGATAGGAATTTGTCTAGTAGGCGACCCGCACCTTGATGACGACCACTGCGATATAGCGCAGCTTGAACAAGACCTCAAAACGGTTGGCGGCACGGATGGATTCTACGCCGGGCACCTCGGTGACATCACCAACAACTGGGTCGGGCGGTTACAGCGACTGTACGCATACCAGAGCGCACGATTCTCAGATGGTCTAAAGCTGGCCGAGTGGATGTTTGGTCTCTGCCCCAACCTTTTCGTGGTTGGCGGCAATCACGATATGTGGAACAACGGGATGGATTTGCTGCGCTTCATCACGCACCAGAGTCGAACGGGTGTCGTGCAAGCGCACGGCGCTAGGATCGCACTGCGCTGGGAAAGCGGCGAGGAGATCCGAATCCACGCCCGGCATGACTTCCCTGGCAAGAGCCAGTTTTCCGACACGCACGGGATGAAAAGGGAACTACTGTTCGGCTGGAAGGACCACGTAATCGTCGCTGGACACACGCACGTCGACGAGGCTCGGGTGGAGCCAAGCATTGACGGCATGGCGCACTGGCTGTTTCGGGTATCCGGCTACAAAGTCATCGACGACTTCGCTAAAGAGAAGGGCTTTAGACCGAAGCGCCTCGCACCGTCTGTTTCGATCATCGTCAACCCAGCGGCGCGGGTCGAGGCTGAAAAGATCAAGCCCTTCTGGGATGTCGAAGCAGCTTCGGACTACCTCACCTTTATTCGACAAAAGCCCACGTCCTCCCGGAAAGGATCTGCGAAACGGTAGGGTAGCTGACCGCGAATTTGTTCGCGATGCGCTGGATCGTCCAGCCTTCAGATCGCAGCGCACGGATCGTTCGCACTTTCTCTCGATCGAGCTTATGCCGCCCCCGCGGGCGCCGCTCGATCTTCAGCCTTTTAGTCACGTCGACGTAAATTTCCCGACGCGTGATGCCCTCGACAAGCGAGGGTGATACCTCGAATTTCTCGGCGATCTCTTTTACCGAGATCGATAAGTCGTTGAACAGCGCGACGATCAGCCGCACGTCCTCATCAGTCAATGTCCGCACCTTCCGCCTCCTGAATAAACTTCCGCATTCTGATCTGTAGCTCGCCGACCTTCTCTGCCGCCAGTTCCATACGACGCAGCGCTACTCTGGCTGCCCGTTGGCCTGTCCCTGTGGCCAGATCCTGCTTGCAGAGACTGTTGCACTCGCTGAACAGGTCGAATATGGCCATTCGTAACTGGTCGCGTGGGTCGGTCATTTTGTCGCCCAGCGAATTTCGTCGTTTTCGTCGTAGTTGCCCTGCAGCACTTGGAACGCGTAGTCAACGATGTTGTACATATCCATCACCAAGTCGTAGTCCAGCAGATCTGCCCTTTCCACCATCTGATCAAGAATTTTCTCTGATCTAGGCGTCAGTCTGGCTTGGCCATCATCTAGGTCTAAGCTAAATGTGATGTTGATCTTCATACATGCCTCCAACTCTGTCCCGTCAGGACAGCCTCCACCGCTCTCTTAGACACCTCGAACTTTGCCGCAATCGCGCGCTGTGTCAGACCGTGCGCGCCTAATGTGCGGATCAGGCGCACGTCGCTTTCGGTCAGCTTGGCGCGATGGTTGCGCTCGCCGCGACGGTTTAGATATTTATCCGCCGGAACCATCCGTTGATGCCCTCCGCCTTACTTAATCGAACCTTCGCCCATTTGTAGGCCAAGTGGTTGTGATACCCAGCGTGGAACCCGCTGGCCGCAGGCAGAAGGTGGCCAAGTTCGTGGATCTTCACCCACTTGGTCACCGTGTGCGGCGTTACGTTCAGCATCTCAGCGATGCGGTCTGGCTTGTGCTCGCGCAACAGTTCCATGAACTTTGACACGCCCGGAAACTTAGTCGTGGACGGGCGCTTCAGCTTTTCAGGCTTTATCCGCTTAAAGTACATCACGTGAAAACCCACCAGAAGAAGCCGATGATTGCAAACAGCGCCCAGCCAAGCATGACTAGGTAAGCGGTATCTTCTCGAGCGCGCTGCTTGCGCTCCCAGCGATCCGCCCATTCTTCTGCCTCAAGGTAAAACTCGAACGGCCCGCGACACGCGTGCAGCGGCTCTACGCCGCTGGATACGATGGTCATCTCAATACCATCGTCGCAAATCCACCATTTCTCCTTCATGGCGCGGTCACCAATGCTAGATAGCCGAGGCCGTAAACCAGACAGAACCAGAACGCGCCTGCAAGCCAATCATTCTTTGTCACGCTTCAACCCCTCCTGAATGTAATGAAGAATCTGCCCAGCCAGCGTGCGAGTCTGCTCCTCTGCGGCTTTGCGCAGCTCAGCCTCGACAGCTATCGGCAGGCGAACTGTTAGATAGCGATCCTTTTTCAAACTGTCTCACCTTTTCCTGTGCATCATTGCACCCTGCGCACACGATCGCACAATGACCCACATCTTGTAAATAGCTGATCCAGTCTTTCTGCTCTGCGGATAGGCGTCCGCCTACGGATCGCTTCATCTCGATCCATAGATTCCAAGCTGGGATAAAAAGATCCGGCACGCCTGGGCTGACGCCTTCGAGCTTTAGCTTTGCGCCTTGCGTGCGGGAGCGGCTGCCGCCGTTGGGTATGGCGAAGATGCGAACGGAGGGATACGTCTGTCTGAACCAGGCGACAAACGTCGCCTGTTCGTAGTGTTCGCTTAAAATGGGGGCGCCATCACCCACGCCGGACACGCGCCTGGTTGCCGCGCGAACAGCTCCGGAGGCTCGGCGTCGAATTCGATGCATATTCCGTCCTCGCCAAAATTGTCACAAGTGTGGCAACAGCGTGGCACAGGCGGGCGATCTCGCCAAGACAGGACGATATCGGGTTCTTTTGGTCTAGGCATCTTTGACAAACACTCCATCCGACCGCAGCGTTCCTTTTCGGTCTTTGATTACGTTGTAGGCGTGCTCGAGACAATCCAGCAGCTCGAATCCCGCCAGGCGTGAGCCAACGATCAGGGTGACCAAAATGTCGCCGTAGGCGTCCTGCATCTCGCCTCTAAAGTTTCGCTGCGTGGCTGATAACAGCTCCGTCACTTCCTCCAGCGTTTTGATGCCTTGGGCCATCGGCGTGCTGTTCGGGATGATCTCCCTGTCAATTGCCCAGCTAATCACGCCGCGTTCGAGGTCGGTGTAACGTTCCATATTCTGCGCACTACCTTGTGGAATTTGCCATCACGCTTGTACTCGACAATCGTTGGCGGTGTCGAGCGCGACAGAACCTGCGCCAGTTCGGTCAGGTCGTCGATCTCGAACACGTCAGCGCCTGCCGAGCGGGCAAGTATAGCCACTGTCTCGACCGCTTTGCGTCCGGCGTATCCCTCATGCCGCACGGGCATGTACTCACGAACGGGGTCATTAGTCAGCCCGGAGTAATAGCTGATGCGCAGCATCTCCAAGCCACTAGTGCGAGATATATGCTTGTCCCAGCGCCAGTCGGTGACGCGCATCTGAAACGGCGCGATGCGCATGATTTCGTCGTCATGCAGACTCAGCTTAGGCTTAGGCGGTGGCGGGAATTCGTAGCCGCAGGCAATGCAGTGCATTACCGACAGGTGAAGCAGTTCGTTGCACTCGGGGCATGACTTCAACGGCGCTTCGCCTTGACCAGCCTTGCCCGGCGGGCGCACGTCAGTGATCGGGCCGTGGGCTTTCACGGCGCCAGCGAAGTCGAGTACGAGGCAGTCGGACTTGCCTTCAGCCAGGCGCATGCCACGACCGACCATCTGCACGTACAAACCGGGCGAGGCGGTGGGGCGCAGCAGTGCAATCAGGTCGATGCCGGGCACGTCGACGCCAGTGGTGAGACAATTCGCATTCGTCAGAGCGCGCAGGCGTCCTGCTCGGAAGTCGCTTAGTAATGACTCGCGGGTTGCCTTCGGCGTCTCGCCGGTGATTGTCTCGGCGCTGATACCGCGATTTCGTAATCGATCGGCTACAGCATACGCATGCTCGACGCCTGAGCAGAACACCAACCAGGTGCGTCTGTCGCGGCCACGGTTGATGATTTCGTCGACCACCTCCACGTTCTGCCCGTCAGTATTGATCCGCTCGGCCAGCTCTTTCTCGATGTAGTCACCACCTCTCTTGTGTAGCCCGTCCAGCTCGTACTTGTAGTTGGTCAACTTGGATCGCAGCGGTGACAGGTACTGAGCCTGCACCAGATCCAGCACGCTGGTAGGCTCTATCAGAGCGGAAAATATCGCCGGTTCGTCAGTGATCGAACCGTGGCCGAGGCGGTAAGGCGTCGCTGTGAGACCTACAACGCGCAGGGCGGGGTTGATCTCCTTCAGCTCGGCCAGAAGGTTTCGGTAGCTTCCGGTTTCGCTATGGCTAACCAGGTGACACTCGTCAATCATGACGATATCAACGTGCCCGATCGTCTTGGCCTGACGCCTCACCGACTGGATGCCAGCGAAGGTGATCTGGTCCAGATCCTTGCGACCGACGCTGGCTGAGTAAATTCCCAAAGGAGCGTCCGGCCAGACGGCCAGCAGCTTCTCTGCGTTCTGTTCGATAAGTTCTTTCTGGTGCGTCAGCATCAGCACCCGCGTCTCCGGCCAGGTGGTCAGCATATCGTGGCAGAGGTGCGCGATGATGTGACTTTTGCCAGACCCGGTTGGGAGGACCAAACACGGGTTGCCGGTGGGGTTGTTCTCGAACCAGCTGTATAGCTGCGTGATGGCTTTGTGTTGGTAGGGTCTTAGGTTAGCCAACGATCCGCCCTCCCATCTCCTCCCGAAACTCTTTCCCAAGACCCGCCGCGCACGCAGACGCATTCGCTATCAGCTCGCTTGATGCGTAGCCATGCGGGCCATTCAGCACCGGCACTCCGTCAATGACGTAGAGCGCGTCGAACTCGTCGTCGCTCTGGCGGAATTGCCACGGCACCAGGTCGGGATGCAGCACATGGCTGTCGCAGCCCTTGCGCTGGTGGCTGACTGGGATGTCGTCCTCCCACCTGTTGCAGTGCCACTGGTCGCCGACGGAGCTATGAGCGCAGGTGCGGCAGTTCACTTCCTTGGTGAGCTTTGTCGTATGGCAGAATTCGTGCGCGTCGCAGAACCTGCACTGGTACCAGCTGGGATCGGTGCTGATGGGCGCGGGCATCGTCTCGGACGCAACAATGCGAAGGGCTTTATCGCGCAGACTCTCGGCAGTCGCTTTATCAAGCGACACGCGCTCGGTGTAGTACCGGTCGTCGTCTTTGCAGACCGCCACGTATAGCGCCCGGTCTATGCCGGTTCCCAGCATGTAAAGCTGCATCTGGGCGTAGTGCGTAGGCTGCGCCTTCTGCACGCCCTCTTTTTCCAGCTTCGAGAAATTCTTGGCGTTCGTAGTCTTGAACTCAGCGATATGCCGCTTGCCCTCAGCACCAGGCACACCGCGCTCGATGATGCCGTCCACGGACCCGCCCACGTGCGGGCCGAAAGAGATGCGCTTCTGTGATGCGCCGGTGTGTCTTATATCAATACCGATATGTTCAAGATCGCTCGCGATGATTCGCTCTTCTCGATTCCCACGCCGAAATATCCTGAGCGTGCGACCCGAAAAGCTCGGCCGTACCGCCCAGCGGAACGACAGCCACAACCATCGCTCGCATGCGTGGCCGATCTGGCTGCAGCCCAAGTGCTCGCGGGGTTCGTTGTCAGAATTTTCGACCATGACTTGGTCGATCATGCTTTCGATGGTGTGTATTGGTGGGAGGATCTTAGCCACTTTCGACTCCTTAGCCGCTGCTATGCAACGGCTAGCTTTTGCTTGGTAGAGCCTAGCCGCTGCAACGCAACGGCTAGCCTGTGCCATGTAGCGGCTATCGCTTCGCAGCCCACGGCGGCGACTTTTTAGCCGCGCTTGGCGTATTGGCCGCGACCGGCGGGGCGTTGTCGCTCGGCTTGTAGCCGCGAATCTCGTTCTGGGCGGCGTATTGATCGTTGGCCGGGCGGATGTCGAGCTTGATCATGAGAGTTGCACCCACCAGCTGGTCGGTGTCCTCGAGGCGCTGCAGCCCTACCGCGCGCAGGACTTCGCCCATCTGCTGGCGGCCGATTTCCTCAGCCTTGACGCTCTTGTTTCGGACGTTGAGGTTACCGAACACAACCCGCCCTTCATGCGCCGGGCCATCGAGCCGCCAGCGGATCTTGATGTACTGCCCAGTACCGTCCTTGGTCGGACGAGCGTCGGCTTCCTGAATCGTTGCGGTATACCAGCCCGGCGGCACCGGGTCGTAGGACGACTCCCGCACTGGGAGATCGTTGAGGTCAATTGCCATATCAAGACGTGCCATTTTTATTGCTCCTTAGCTTCGATGGTATAAGACGGACGGCCTGGCTTGGCCGTGATCGCCGGGGAAAGAAGTCTGGTCGTCGTTTCGGGATACGACTTCCAAAAGTTCATGTTGATTTCTGGCTTCCAGCGGAAAAGCCGCGACAGCTCATCCGTCAGGTCGTGCTCCGCAGCCAGTTCTTGCACCTTCTCGGCATCGACCTTGCGGTCTATGCGGCCAGTGACCTTGACGGCGTAACCGTCGACCTCAGGCCGCTGCGTTCCGTCGAGCGTCTCGGCGATCTCCAAGCGCCGCGTCAGTTCGTCCTCGATTTCGCGGCGGTGGTCGGTCGCCGCTTTCTCAGTGGCTTTGCACTCGATCCAATCTGAACAAAGTTCCGATGTCGACATATTGTTAAATTTCACAGCTCGCCTCCGATCTTCTTGATCAGTGCCCCAAGATCCGGCTCTTCCCACATATCGAGCGCGCCGCTTCGGTCCTTCGCAAGCCACGCGCCGTCAGGCTGGCACTGCAGCACGCGGACGGGGTTGCCGTCGGCGTCCTTCTCGACGCGCAGAGCCAATACCTCGTCGAAGAAGTAGGGAAGCATTTGGCCGGTTTTATTGCCGGGCATGCTGGGCGCGTAGAGGATCTTGCCAATCTCATCCTGGCTTTTGTCGAGCTTGGCTGACATGTAGACATGCTTCCCCGGCAGGTCGCGGAAGGCTCGGATGAGGTCAGCCATCTGTTCCTGCATCGCGCCATACGCCTGGCGCGGGTCTTTTGTTGCCTTCTTTTCGCTGTTTAAGACAACCTCGGCGATCTCGCTGATGCTGTCCAAGGCGACGGACTGATAAACCTTTGCTTCGTCGCTGCCGACGAGCCAGGCGTAGGCTTCGTGCAGGTCGTTGATGTTGCTGATCTCAATGAAAGGCAGGTCAGCATCTCGGATCGAGAGCAAGCCGCCTTCAGACGACAGGATAATTGGTTCCGGCAAGCTCGGGATGAGCGAGGTCTTGCCCGCGCCTGCAGCGCCGTAGCAGAGCAGTTTCACGCCGGAGGCGGCGATGCTATTGGTTCGTTGAAGTTTCATGTTCCCCTCAGTTGCCGGGCGCGAAGCCCGGTGTGGTTGTAAATTTCAGGCTGCGTTTTTGCTTCGGTCTGCTTCTTCCGCAATCGCGATGATCACGTTCAGCGGGGTCAATTCTTCGCGCAGGTACCAGAACGCGCGCAGGAAGGTCGTCCCGTGCTGGTTTGTTACCAGGTGGACGTTTGCCCACACCGGCAGGCCGCCGAACAGTTCAGCGACCTTCAGCCCGCGCTCGAACTGCGACTTACGCAGCGCCATGATTTCTCGGATCGACTTCTGGATCGCGACTTCGCGCTCGCTGGTCTGCCGCTCGACCTTAACGACCGGTGCGGCTTTGATCGCGTTGCGAAGATCGACCAGCGGCAGGATGGCGGCCATTTCTGCGTCGAAGCGATCATCGAAGGCAGCGCGCACGATGGCTTCATGCTTCTTTGCGTTCCACTGGTGCGGATAGCTAGGCAGCTCCCAGTACGCCCGGTCCTTGGCGTCGTCACGGTTGCCTTCACGAAACTCAACTAGGCAGGCACTTGTTACGGTGTCGCGGAATACTTCGTAGGCTGCAGTCACACTGGCCAGCGCCGACTTCTGCGCC